CGACCGCCTTGGCGGCGGCGGCGAGTACGGCGACCGCCTCTGAGCGATGAAATATCATATACTGTTCCGTCTTCAATGGCCTGTGGAGATGCGAACAAGGGATGTTTCTGCCCTAAATGTTGAGATATACCACTTGGATGTATCATCCAGAAGATCTTCGCCGTGTTTTTATCTGAGTTGGAACGGAGCTCAGCTGGAACAGCCTCAAGCAGCACTTTTTCATATGCATTATTAATGCTTGACCTTGCTGCACGAATTCTGTTTGTATTGTGTCCCATTTGACTATCAGGCAGGTTGAGCTGATCCACTGTTATACCGTTCCATGAGATAACTCCATTCTCTTCACTGTATGGACCTCCTCCTGCTGCATGTCTTTCTGCACCAGGAACACCAAGAGCAGCATTCACATGTGATGGTACTGGCATATTTGCAATCTCGCCTAGTTCCTTGTCCAATTTGGACAAATGTTCCTTAATAGCGGCAACGAAATCTCTCTGTGTATTCTCAAGACCTTCCATATTGTTAGCCGTGGTACCAATATCTCTATCAATATCTTGTAGAACGGCGACAAGTTCCAAGTACTTGGCTTTGATCGTTTCAACTTTTCTAGTGAGGTCGTCGTTGTCACCATCTTTCTTAGCCGCCTCCGCCTGAAGGGCGTTGTTCATTCCTTCCAATCTCGCCTTTTCATCAAGATATACGCGCTTCTCTTCTTCCAGTCGCTCAACTGACGCTACCGATGCAATGCCTTCACCCTCTAATCTGGCGATAGTTGCGTTCAGTTCTTGTATCTTAGCCGTCATGTCCTGTGACGCGGCTTGATTTTGTATATATTCTTCCTCGCGTGCATCGGATGCCGCTTGCTGTTCCTTAAGCCTATTAAGCATTTTTTCGTTCGCTTCCGTTGCATTATTCTTTGCCCTTACAAGATCTGCTTCAACCCTCTCTCTTTCTTGTCCTAGGGCCTCAAGTTGCTTTTTGGACTCGACAAGATCTCCGTCGACAGCCTTGGCCGACACGATCAATGCCTTAATGGTACCCAGTTTACCATTAATACCTTCGATAGTAGTATTAATTTCGGCACTCGTACCGACCTGAGCTTGGTTCATGCGTTTGATCCGTTCCGCCAATGACGCCAAGTTTGGTTTAATCGCATTCACTAAATCGTTCTGTTGGGCAATCGCTTGTTCTATATCTCCCATAATCAAGACGCGTCCAGTTCGTGTATACAATACATACACATTTTATGTTGTACGACATGTATTAGTTTTCATCTCCTTCCCCATACTTCACGAGCTCGTCTAAATGCCCTTTAATGACACGGAGTTCAGATAATAAATCCTTCTGTTGTCTCTTGGTTTCACCGATCTTATCGTCGCTCAAACTCTCCTCTGCGGCGATGTCATCGATGTACTTGGTTAAATACTCAATGGCATCCACCTGGTCGGTCTTCTGTTTCAACATCTTGGTGTAGTATTTGTCATAGTCCTTCTTTACGTCGGCAAGGAAATGGTTCTGCTTTTTGGCGGTCTCCAACGCATTGCGTCGCTGAATGAGCATAAACTGTTTTGAACGGATACGCGTCTCCAAATCGGTGATCATGTTGTCCCGCTCCGCGATTCCACGCTCCATGGTAATAGTGTTTTCGGCTTTGGCCTCATTATCCAGATTAAACTCGATGAGTGATGACATCGGCTGTTACTAATTTGAATGAGGTTATCAATATACTGTACACCTACACTATTTTAGCCGTCCACAAACCCATCTCTCGTAACTCTATCAATCCCTAACCCTAAACCTGACCCCCAAATCCAAATGGCATAAGACATTGGTATTTTTTAATGGGTTTGTGTGTGTATTTTCTTCTCTCTATGATTTATTATTTATTATTCGTATATTGTATAACAATGGAAAACAACCTAACATATGACATTGAGTATAATCCCTCAAAATATCCCATGTACATGGATTGGGGTAAAGATATATTCGCATCGGATGAAATAATTTATGATTTAAGCGAACATATTAAGGATGCCATCAAACGCGGGCGTCGGATTCGGTTAGTAGTAAAAAACGATGTAGATCAAGGTTTTGCTATCAAGATGCAGACTGGGTTAGCCGAGGTGAATATCACTGTGGAAGTTTTTCGTGTACCTGAGAGGGGTATTGGAGAGATGAAGGAAGGTATAGGTGGCAAGAGACGAAGGACGCGGAAGACGCGGAGGAGAAAGACCACCAGCCGAAAGCGACGCGGTAGGAAGCATAAGAAAACACGAACACGTGCGCGCAAGTAGTAGTGCACAGAGTTTCAGACATGGATACTACTCGTTGCACCGCCTTCTAAACAACTACGCATCAGAAACAGACAATCAATATTACATTTCATAATTAGCGTTTGGAAATACACATTGCATCATCTGTTTTCGGAAAAGTTGGCGATAGGTTTAATAACTCAATTTCGGATTGTGTTAATGCACTATTTTCATTTTTGAACGCCTCTTGCTCATATATGTTGTTTGTGTAAGAATCAACACACATATGCATACAATACTGGAAATAGAATTTACAAAACCCGTCTCGTTCTATTTGATGAACGTGTGTAACCTCGTGTTTTAAGATTGATGGTAATGTTTCATCATTTGACGTGGATACTAAGACGAATGGGTACAATACCAATCCATCTAGATTTAGTAACCGTGTTAGATATGAGTTGTATATGACTTTTATTTTACTCATTTGAATTAATTTACTGTAATAACATAATAGTAAACTAATGAACCAATATCAATTTTTATTTACAACGTTTACACGACAAAATCATCAGAGATATTTATTAAATCTGTCAACTCTTTTTCTGTAATATGTTTTTGGAAACTTAATATGTAACACACGTCAAATATATACGACTCTTCCCCACCTCCTTCAATATCTAAATCTAAGATATATTTGACACAAAACTCGGGCGTAAGCGTTTGTGTTGCTAAAAGTATTTTTTCATCAAGATGATTTTCCACAATATTCTGTTCTAGAATATCAATAGAATATGTATATCTATTCTTGAGTAAATCAGTATTTGTTACTTTCATTTTTTCATCTTTATTCATTACGATACTATATATAATACGAAATATGTATATCTTTTTGTTATACAGTTTGAAGATTTTCACTGCCATTTTAGATCTTCAAATGTGTAGAGCATTGACTACACATTTTCTACATCTCTCACCAATAGAAACAATGTAAAGCCATACCACACATATAAAGTATATTACTCGTAATAAGTATGCTGACCATCGAAATCATGGGCGGATTGGGCAACCAACTATTCCAGATATTCACCCTGTTATCCCACGCCATCACAACGAAAAACGCGTTCTATTTTGAACAAAAAGATATTATTGTCGGCTCACGTAAGGTACAGTACTGGGATACATTACTAGCCAAACTGAAGCCGTTTGTAAAACCACCAATGCCTATCCAGAATGGATTGCGAGAACAGGGATTCCACTATACTGATTTGATCGCACAACCCTCACCATCTCATCTGACTACAAAACTGTTAGGATACTTCCAGTCATACAAATACTTTAACGACAGGAAGGCGATGCTATGTAAGATGATAGGACTAGAAGGACATCAATGCATGCTCTTAGAGAAGTCAAAATCAGTTGATTTCGCTACTACAGTGTCCATGCACTTTCGTGTGGGCGACTACAAGGAGCTACAAGAACACCACCCTCTCATGCCGCCTGAATACTACCTCCGTACTCTTACCCAGCTGGTGACCGATACAAGCAAGACCAACTGGACGGTCTTGTATTTTTGCGAGGAGGGAGACAAAGAGCATGTGGACGCCATCATTCGTAGCGCATCCGAACAGTTTCCTGATATGGTGTTCGTGTGCGTCGACCACGCACTCCAAGACTGGGAACAGGTGGTCACAATGTCTTTGTGCAAACACAACATCATCGCCAATAGCTCGTTCAGTTGGTGGGGCGCCTACTTCAATGCGTCGGCCAGTAAACACGTATACTATCCTGACAAATGGTTCGGACCCGCACAAGGAAACAAGGATACGAGCGATCTGTTCCCTTTGGATTGGACGAAGGTGCGGATTGATGGAGGGATGTCAATATGAGTTATACCAGTGAATCTTTACAATGGTATAGGGTCGTTGTAAAATTTTAATTTTACAACAGTTTAAACACGCAACAGTGTAATATCTTATAACAATCATGGTGAAGATAGCATTTCATGACAACCAGTTATGTGAACGAGGAACTACAATCGCAGTATATGATTATGCATACTATAACAAGCATTACCTTGGCAATGAAAGTATTATTATGTATGATGCGACAAATAATCATAGTAACGTGTCAGCCGTTATAGAGAAGTTTGCAAAAGAGTTCACATTGCGACCCTATAATCATTGGAGTGAAGCTGATGGGATCCTTTCCCAGGAGGGGTGTGATATTTTATATATGATAAAAGCGGGAGACTGGGACGGGAGAATGGCAAAGGTATGTAAGAATATAATTCATTGCGTATTCAATACACAATATAAACATGGTGATGTGTATGGGCGTATTTCCAGTTGTTTTGGTAAGGATTATCCTGTTGTAAGTCATATTGCAACTCTTCCCGATATTGATACCAATATGAGACAGGAACTTACTATTCCTGACACAGCGGTTGTATTCGGGAGACATGGGGGGATGGATCAGTTTAATATTAGCTATGTACATGGTGTTATAGATAAGATCACTGACGAAAACCCTAATATTTATTTTCTGTTTGTGAACACGGATAAGTTTTGCAAGGAGAAGCCCAATATCATCCATTTGGGTAAAATCATCGACTTGGAAGAAAAGACACGGTTTATTAATTCATGTGATGCAATGATTCATGCCCGATTAATGGGTGAAACGTTTGGTTCAGCGGTTGCAGAGTTTTCTATTCGCAATAAACCAGTGATTACATGCAATAGAGGTCACGATATAGCCCATCTGGATATTATGAAGGACAAATGTTTTAAGTATGGAGACGCGGGCGAGCTTTATTCTATATTCAACCAGGTATATTCCGAGATAGGTGAAATAAAGTTGAAAGACTGGAATGCGCATCGGATGTATTCTCCTGAGAAGGTTATGGACACGTTTAACGAGGTATTTATAAGGCCTTGTTTAATCCCACAAACCAACACAGTAAAGTTTCAAGACTTAAAGTTGGAGTATTTCTTGCTTGATTTACTAGGAAAAAATAGCATTGGACGAGGAGAGTGTTGGGAAAAACATATGATATCATTTTTTAAAAACTATACTAAGAAGTGTAAAGTTGGGAACATTATTGACATTGGTGCTAATTTTGGATTTCATTCTGTTATGTTTTCAAAATTAATCAATGGTAAGGTTTTTTCGTTTGAACCACAACAACAAAATTATCAATTGTTATTGAACAATATAAAACACAATGATATACAAAATATAGTCGCATACAATCATGCTTGTGGGGATTCTGACACAACTGTATCTTTACCCATTATTCCCCATAATATTACTGAGTGGAACATGGGTGATTTTACACCCAATATAATGTTGGGAAGATGTAAGTCTAATACGGTAAGATCTGTTATATTGGACAACTTTGATTTGCCAAAAATTGATTTTATTAAAATAGATGTTCAGGGATGGGAGAAAAAGGTCCTGTCTGGATTAGTTCAAACATTGAGGAAGGATAAACCTATATTAATAGTAGAATTTGAGGAACACCAGTTATCCAAGGTGAATTGTTCTTCCAAAGAATTATTTGATTTTATTAGAGGGTTAGACTACTATATATTTTATCTGGAGTTCGAATACCCATGTGACCACATCTGTGTACATAATGACAATCTTAAGGAGTTTGAACATTTATTCAGTGAGAATATTTATCCACACACCACTGATAACAAGTTGAACTTTAATTATACCAATGGGGTTAATAAAAAATACACCGATCATTTTATGTATGACATGCATGTTGATATGACTAATCATAATAACGATAGTCACACTGCAGAACAACTACAATCTGATACTTTGATTCGTACTATTGACATTTACAAACAAAAAACAGAGGGAGCACGGACAAAGAACGGAGGGTCATGGGACAACCTATGGAAACCAGGATATTTGCATGGATTATGGTTACAAAGTAACAAAAACATAACTACTGCGGTTGATATTGGGTGTGGTTCTGGTTGGTTTGTAAATTATTTAATTGATGAGTATAAGTTTGAACATGTGACAGGGATTGAACCGTCACAAGCAGCGATTGATATTGGAATTAAAATCTGTCCGAATAACGCTGCGACAAATCGCGTGTCCTATTTGTGTGGACACCCCGAGGTTGAGCTATCAAAACTAGCATTGACTGAACCTACGTTGTTCACCACATTTATAGTGCTATCGCGTATAAATGATGATAGTGTCATTAAAATCTTAAAAGAGATGAATACTGTCGCACCAGTTGGATCTGTGTGTATTTTCAATGAAAACTATGATACCACATTTCACCAAGAGTTATGGCATTGTCGTTCAAGGGAATGGTGGAAGTCGCATTTACCAGGTTGGAAAGTTATTTTTGATGAACGACCACGACCTGATTTAAACAACAACTGGAAACAGGGTATCTTGGGTATTAAACAGAAGTCTTTATCGGTCTAAATCTTCAAATGAGATTCATCTATGTATATTACACGAACTATATCGTTGGAAAATAAAAATAGACCATATTTGGTGTTCATTCAGTGATAAACATCCTCTACCAATATATACAGTATTCAGAGTACCGTATATATTTCATATCATGTATAATTCAAATGTAGCATTTTATGACCTCATGTAAAGCGCATCTCCCCATCCAAACTGCTTATATATTCGTGTCTTCACCCTGTCAAACCCATGCGACTTCAAAAAAGTATCAATCTCGTCCAACTGAGCACAATCCTTGTACACCTGTTCCGTGTTCACTTCTGTATAAATATACTTGATATTATGTAAGTGTTTCTCCATGCTTTTTAGAGCACGCAGCAAGGGTGCGGATTTAAATCTTCAAGGGTGTAAACTGTTACAATTTGCTAATAGTGTAACAAAACAAAAGACGGAACATGATATAAACATACTTCAGATTAATACATATATGATGCGCGTATTAGTAATAAACGATGCCATGCACAAGAAGAACAAGGAGGGGCTTGTCAGAATGTTGTTCCACTTGAAGTATGACTGGAAACTTGGTAGCATGGATGAAATACCAAATTATGATCTTATCATATCAAGTTGTAACCCTATTGATACGTCACTGTACCCAACCAAACGATTTATTTTTGGACCACATTTCAGTGTATTCCCTACCCCACTTTTGTTTCAAATAAAAAACGTGCACCAAAATAGTATCTATATCCAACCGTCGGACTGGGCAAAGAAGGTATGGGTTAATATTAACGTCCCAAAGATTACCAAGATCCCCGTCGTAATGCAACCGTTCCCTTTGAACATGGAGCGATTTGCTCCCGATGATACAAAGACACGCGATAAGGTAATGGTGTATTTCAAAAGACGTAAGCCTGAGGAACTGGCATTCGTGACCGATTGGCTAGACAAGAGCGATGAAAAGTACGAATATCGCGTGTTTGACTACGTGAAGGGATACAAGGAAGAGGAATATCTTGCGTACCTACAGGAGAGCAAGTTCGGAATAATCGTTGATGCCCACGAGAGTCAGGGGTTTGCAATTGAGGAAGCATTGTCATGCAATGTCCCCCTTCTCGTATGGAATGCGACAAGCATGACACAAGAAGAGGGACAAACATATCAAGACTTTCAGTGTTCATCAGTTCCATATTGGAACTGGGAATGTGGTGAAATATTCATTGATAGGGAAGGGTTTGACAATGCGAAAAACGTATTTTTCTCAAACATGGAGGAGGAGGATATCTATTACAATCCTCGCAAGTTCATACAGAGCATGCTATCCGTTGAAAAAACATCAGAGTGGTTTGCGAATAATACTCTTAATTCGTTCCAACTCGTGAAAGATACACCAACCGAATAAAATGAACTTGTTGCTATAGGTATAGTGGCATAATTTATTGATATATTACAATGCATAACAAATGCAATGTAATATCTTATCTCTCTCTCCCTCTTGTATGCATTGTGTCCATACTCCTAATATACTATATCACACTTAAGAGTTGACTCGCATAGATTTAAATTACTCCCCTGCTTGAAAAACTCATTCACACTCCAGTAGTGTTTCACGTCTATGTTCATTTCCAAAAAATGGCACATATAATAGTCAAACGGTGCGCTGTAATCAGTAAATGTGTTCATAAAATGTAAGAACTTTACAATCGCGTCATATTTCCATACATATGAATCACAGCATCTTGGAGTAAACTTCCGTATCAAGCGAAACGTATCAGTGGGGTTGGTAATGTCTTCAATGTATTTCTCACCATCTACACTGTTTTCATGTATATATGTGACAAGTGACGGGTTCCAACTTTGCAAGTCATTTCGATATCCAGTGATCCAAGGTGTAGTGGGAATACTATATATATCATTCTGAAACATACCACAATTTATCACGTCCCAATCTAGCTCTTTTACATCGTCTATAAACTTTCCAAACTGTTCTGTGTCGTGACTTATCATCACATCGCTTTCAAATACCATAAATAGACCATCGCTGTAATTTTTTACAATATTTTCAAACACCGCTTTAAAATTAAAGATCAGAGATAGCTCAGATTTCGTCATTGGTCCTTTGCGCAATACCTGCACAAGTTGATTCTCTGTATACTTGTTGTATATTTCGTTGGTGATGGTATGTTTGTACGTAGGACTGATATATTTCACACGATGGTCAGGAATATTTAGTCCTTTGAACATCGTTTGTAGATCTGCATGTCGTCCAGGTTCAAATACTGGATTACAAACACAGTGCACGGATGAGATAGAACTCCAGACATCTTTTTGAGTAAGACTCTTAATATCGGATACGATATGATCCATTGTACGTGGAAGGGTGTTGTCGGGGGTAGGAAATACAGGAAGATTCACCATCCGTTTCCACAACATTTCACTTGACGCAATTAGTTTCATCTTGACGATGAGTTTATCCATGTCCTGGTCATCGCACTCCTTTTCCAGACACAATATTCTATTCTTATTGAAATAGTCATACACGCGACCTGATCCCCAATACACAGGTACAGTCTTTGCGATCAGACCATGCACTATTTTTTCAGTGATATAAGTATCGTCTCTGCTATTTTCCATGGAAATTATAAACTTGTATTGTTTCACAAACTGGGTATATTCAGGACTATTGTATTCGTGTGGAAAGTACCCGCCAATATTATTTTTATACCGACCCGCGTAATGGACATTGAAATGCGCCTCCAACCTTTCCAAGAACCGATTTCGAGTCTTTCCTTGGGGGTTTGATATAAACACACACACGTCGTTTTTCGGTACGGTCGTGTCAGACGAAGAAGAAGGTGTCTGGAGTTTATCCATGAAATTATTCGTGTAAATATAGGGTACAAACAGAGGAACGTTTACCACATTCTTATGGTTTCGTTCGCCCACCAACACACATGTGTAATCTTCTTTACGACATTTCATATGAGATTCGCCTGTAAATAGATAAGTATGTTTCCATTTCTTATCATTCACATTGGTTGTTATCATATTTGTCGGTGTAGATCCAAGTAACATATCAAACTCACATAAAATATCACTGGACTCTATGTCATCACCTATCTCAATAGGCTCGTCGTATACCTTCCCAAATAAATCTATAAAAAACCCTACATGCAAACCAGGGTTGGTCTTTTCAAAAAAACCTCCGAACCATCCATTGAAACATACTTTCATTATAGTAGTATTATGGTATACCCTCTAATATTGTTGCATACCCATTCCCATTTACACTCATCTCCCGATATTATCTCGAATGATTCCCTTTCGGATTGCGTCCCATTTGTCGCGACCGCCTTCCCCGCCCCCATGAGTCACTTGTGTTTCATGTAGTCGATACTTCAACAGAACCTCAGGGAAATTGTAGATGTGTCCATGCATCTTCAGCATGCGCAACTCTAGTTCAAAATCTTCACACATCTGTTTCAGATTCTTGTCGTAGTTACCCGCTGCCAGCACCGCAGACTTCCTGTAACATACCGTGGGATGATTGATGAACCAATGGCTAGGCTTTTCAGCATTCTTGTACTCTTCCCACGTAATAGATGAATGAGAAGACGTACCCCTATTTGTCCCATTGTCATGGAACATATCAATCTGGCCACCACATATTTTGGTATCGGGATGTTCCGTCATATAGTCCATCTGTTTCTGAACACGATTAGGAACCATGATGTCATCGCTATCCATCTTTACAATCAACTCATGCGAACACAGTTCGATGCCACGATTCAGAGTGAACCCAATACCCTTATTACCATCGTTTTCGTAGTACTTGACATCAACGAATCGCGTGGTCTTCTGGAACTTTTCTAGAGCCATCTTCAGAAGCTTGGTGTTCATTTCATCGGACCCATCGTTGATCCATACCAGTTCCATATTGAAATTACCTTCTTGTGCGCGAATAGATTCCAGACAATCGAACACGTATTTGAGCTTGGTGTTCAGACTGGAGACCAATACAGACACGCTGTGAGTCTCTGGGTCAGGCATACGCATAGACGGTGGGACCATATCATCCACTGCTTTCGTTTCCAACTCCTTGTACCGTTCTAAAAAGGTTGAACCCCATTCCTGATTTGCATACACCTTACCATGACCCATGTACTCCATTTTGGCTGCGAGATGAATCGGTAAAAACGTATAACTTGGAAACACGAATAGGTCGGGGAACTTTCCCGTATTGTACAGACCCGTCAGCATCCCAGGTCCCACTGTGATCCAGGCAAGCTTCCCTGTTTTCTGCTGACTAACACAGTTGACTTTCATCCACTCAATGGCGTTCAGTGGAATCGGGTGTTTTGGGGGGAACCCCATCGTTCCTGTCGCGATTAACCCTGGACGTGCGAGCTCCTGCTCAAACCCTGCAAAGGCCTTCTTTGTCATAAGCACGTCATCTATGGGTTCAATGCACACGGAGTCCGCATCCAGGAACACCCCCCCGTACCTGTACAAGAGCTCCCATCGCATAATGTCCGCTTTTCCATTCCATGCCTCCATTTCGTCAATCCTGTTCTGGCACACAAAGGTTATCCCACGTTTCGCAATCTCATCCTCCGTCCACCGAATGTACTCAAAATCTGGATTCTTATTGAGCCATGTGTCCATCATATGAGTTGGAGGGGGCTTGGGACCGATCCACAACTGGTGAATGATCTTGGGAATCTTGGTTGGATCAACGGTTAGTAGACCGTCAGTAGTTGCTGCTGCTGTGGAAGAAAACGACGCCATATGTATACATATATGTTATGTCTTTACGCCGTTTACATTATATCCTCGGGATATGGGTATAAACGCTACTTACTGTACTATTATATAAAGTGAGTGATGTCTTATTTACCATCAACATCATGCGGAGAAGTCGGTAAGATACTACATCATATTTTGAATGAAGTAATCCCATATAAGACGGATGGGACATTCGTTGAAGTGGGTGCAAACGATGGTATGACTGGTTCATTCACATTTAATCTAGGAGCGATTGGTTGGACAGGTCTTAATTTTGAACCCGTCCCACGCCTGTTCATGATGTGTTGCGCTAACCACAAGAACAATAAGAACGTGAAGACCTTACCATTTGCGATTGGAGAGAGTGAGGATATCGTGGAGATCATTGATGCAGGTACTCTCTCTACCATTGATGTAAATACATACAATGCGTACAAAAATATCAAAGGTTTTTCTGGTCAGTGTGTAAATAACCCTCGTCACCAAGTTCATGTTAAAACACTGGACTCTATATTGGACAAGAATAGTATTAGTGATATCGATGTTCTAATTGTAGATGTTGAAGGGTACGAAGAGAAGGTGTTGGCAGGATTCGATGTGGGCAGATTTTCACCAACGATTATCATCATTGAAATCGGTGACCAACACCCCGATTTCATTAATCTTCCTGATATTATGGAGAGATTCGCACGACTTCGTAAGTATTTTGTTGATAATGGATACACCTTACTATTGAATGATGTTGTAGATAACGTGTATGTGCGCAACTCTAGATTCAACGAGTTGAGCGAGGAGTTCGTGAATCGGATGCGATCACCTATAACATTCCCACAGTTTGTACCAAAACCCGCATAGGTTTTTACATGATTGTTCGTTCGTTCATGACTATACTGTTTGTATTTCAGAAAATCCGAAATACAAACACCTTTGAATAACAGTATTATAGAACCGCTATATTGTAAATCTTCGCTGGTATGGGGTCACTTTTTCACCCATATATAGACATATTCGCGATAACTATTTTTGACCGTTTTGGTCAAGAGTGTTTTTTCCAGACATTCTCCTAGTAGGGGTTTCAATGATTCTTGGTAAATCTCTTCGTTAATATTCACCACCAAATACCCATTTGTAGATAGACCTGACCACAATGAGGTGAATATACGAACGTACAAAGCATGCCACCAGTCATTCGGGTGCCTCTCAGAAGATCGGTATACCTCAATATTTCGGTAAGGCGGAGACGTAAGAACCATATCGTACGGATATGTTTTCGCAAGTTCATCATAATCAATAAAAGTGGAATCACAAAATGAAACAGATGCATTAGTCCCGCCCTCAGATGAAAAATCACTCAATAAGCGTGCGTATGGCGCCTCCATGTAGGTGTTCAGGTCGTATCCACGGTATTCAATGTTCTCCATGAGCGCACCCACCAGCCTCCCGCCGAACCCACAAAAGGGGTCCAGAACCTTGGTCGGTCTATATTTTTTGTAGATCATGAGTGCATTCGTTACCTTGAAGGCATTCACACGCCCGAAGCAAAGTCCGTATATATAGTAGTATCTCTTGAGAATACTGTCCTTGTACCGATTGTTTTTCTCACAGAAGGTCAGTAGCGTCTGGATATATTTTTTGGTCTTGTAGTACTCAATTTTCTCCATGAAGGTGATGAAGTTGATCCCCTTGTTCCCTACGGTGGCCAAGCGCTCGGCGAAAAAGTAGTGATCTATGATACCACAACCCACTTTGTTCCGCCCATTGAGTGCATCCAGTTCGTCTAAAGTCATCGCCTTCGCTTTAGTCCACTCGCGGCGCACGGCGTCCAAGGTGGTGGTCTTCAGTTCGTTTGCGAATGCGCTTATCGTATCTTCTATGTCAATGGTAGTATTACTGACACCATCATGTACACTACCCTCAGAAACAAGTTCAGACATAAGATGTAGAGAGAAAATAAGAAGACGACCACTACACACAGTGACTAAGAATACTACAAGGTCTGTGTATTTTGTGCTAATAGACGCGCGCGTTCCTTATTCCGACAACGCGTTTCGTTGTCCATTTTGTCTTTGAGCGCCTGCGCCGCAAAGGCGTCCATATTCCGTTTGTTAGTGGCATCGGTGTCCATTTTATGAATGTGTTCCGCATGGAGAACGGTGTTTTCATATCGCAATCGTGCTGGACGCGATGCCTGGTCCAACCTGTACTCCTTGATATCATTGATATGTTGGTCAATCGCCTGTTTTCGGTGTTCGCGTGGAATGTCGCGTACATCTAATGCCATGATTCCATTGTACCCATCTATGATATCATGACTATAACGAGACATGAATATTGTTAGTAAATGTATAATGTACTGTATTATATCAATTCTATGTACGACAATACCTACTTACAATCTGATAGAAACGGGTTTCGTCTTGTAATTCCACAATGGTCGGTCCGTACGAACGACTTCCCTGAACTCGCGTAGATGTTGTGTGTCTATGGTGACCTTGTAAATCATGCGTCCCGAACGATAGAACATTTCAACCTGTCGTGCATGTATTTTATTGTTCTTACTTATCCACGATTGAAGAGTTTCGCATTCCATTTGCGATGGGTATACGATACGCTTAGAGAAATAAAATACGTTCTGATCACAATGTTCCTACTCGGAATCGAATGTTTTGTGCGAAGACCGCGACCAATGCGATTCTGTTTCAGGAATAGAAGTATGGGCATGGTACTTATCTATTTTTTATTTGTTCTATATTCTCTAACTGTACCAACTGCTCCGATGTATTCACACCATGTAACTGATACTGCATGTTGTTGGGTACCATCAAGGTCTCGATGAGACCTGGTTCCGATTGATGCATGAGTTTGAATATATCAGTCAAGTAGAACTCGTTCTGTGCGTTGTCATCGGTGAGTTGGGGTAGATAGGTGAGCAACGACTCACTCGGTACTCTGTATAACCCACAATTCACTACACGGATTTCACGTTCTACTGCCATACAGTCCTTCTCTTCCACGATCCCCATGAATTTACCACCCCGATCCACAATCCTCCCGTATCCAGTGGGATTAATTAGCTTCATGGTGGTGATCACCGACGTAGGGTGGATAGTCGCATGATTCGTCACCATATGTAATAATTCTGTGGAAAGTAGCGGCGTATCGCCCGACAGGATAAGCACATTCGTGTCCTCGTGAGTTGCGATTTGGGGCAGACAACACTGAATCGCATGACCCGTTCCGCGCGCATCGGGCTGATCCACGTACTCAATATCGGGAGCATCTCCCAGATGGACGCGCACGGCGTCGGTGATGGTATCTCTGTGCGTGCCGACGACAACGTAGATTTTGAGAGGGTTTAGACCACGTACGGTTTTCAGAATGCGTACCAACATGGGTTCTCCGTGTATCGGGTGGAGAACCTTGGGTAAGTCGGAGTTCATGCGCTTGCCTTGGCCACCAGCCATGATGATGGGGATAACTGGTCTCTCTTGTGACACAGACATAGTTCTCTGTTATCTTATTATGATATATTGTCCTACATCTATACCGACGCGTAAATACATGCATTATAACATGACTATGTACATGTATACAACCAACAAGCGTATACATGTGTGGAATTATCGGAGCCTATTGCAGCAGACCCGACGTATGTGCAACGATACTTCTTGCGGGTCTGAAATACATGCAGAACAGAGGTTATGATTCGGCAGGTATATGTAGCATAGTTGATGGATCGCGGATATTACATAAGTACGCATCCACAACCGATCGCACAGCAATCGACCTGTTGGGGGAGAAGATGTATAGTCATAGTGACGCGTGTATCGGATTTGGACATACCCGTTGGGCCACACATGGCGCCAAAACGGACGCGAATTCACATCCCCACACAAGTACTGACGGTAAGTTCTCTCTAGTGCATAACGGTATTCTTGAAAATTACAAACCGCTCAAACGAATGCTTATAACCAAGGGGTTTACGTTTGAGAGCGAAACCGACACCGAGGTCATTTGCAATTTGATTTCGCATATGTACAATACGTTTCATATAGATGGTTCCACTGATAACAAAACGGATGATGACGTGCGTCTTGCCATCGGTATGGCACAGGAATCCATGACGGGTTCATGGGGTCTAGTAATCCATTGCACGGACTTCCCCGCCACGTTATTCTGCGTACGCCATGGTAGTCCGATTCTCATTGGACGCACCGACACGGAGGTGCTTATATCCTCCGAGCAAGCGGGGTTCGGGAACCGCGTGAAAACCTACTTTATCCTGAAACCAAAGGACGTATGTATCATCGATACGTGTCCTGATACAGGACTAGTGTGTATCAACACTACACATACATATACCAATGCCATGACCGACGCGACGCGTCAGATTGTACATGATAGTCCAGCACCCCATGCCCACTGGACGATTCGTGAGATACATGAACAGGTTGATGCGGCGGCCAACGCGATCAGTCTAGGGGGGCGCGTTCTGTCTGCATCCGAGGTACGATTGGGTGGTCTAGACAATTACAAAAATGTTATTTGTGGCGCTGATAACTTGATATTGCTAGGTTGTGGTACGTCTTACCATTCGGGATTTATCGCAATGACCTACTTCAAAGAGATTGGCGATCTGAACTGTGTGTTACTGTTTGATGGTGCAGAGTTCACGCATGCCGACATTCCCAAACGGGGAAAGACAGTGGCGATTTTCATATCGCAGTCGGGCGAGACCAAGGATCTACACCGCTGCATCAATATCGCCAAGGAGCGGGACATATTCACGATCGGGGTCGTGAATGTGGTAGATTCGCTCATTGCGCGCGAGGTGGATTGTGGAGTGTATTTGAACGCAGGGACCGAGGTGGCAGTAGCATCTACCAAGGCGTTCACGTCACAGATCATCGTCCTATCGCTCATCTCCGTATGGATCGCACAGAACAAGGATCTCTATTTGTCCAAACGGATGCGGTACATTGAAGACCTGCACAACCTGGGCAAGGATATTGGTGATTCTGTGAATATCAGTTCATCAATCGTTGATGTTGATATGCTCACAATATTTGAGAACGAGCCAAGTTGTTTCTTGTTAGGAAAGGGTGTGGGCGAGGGCGCGGCACTCGAAGGTGCATTGAAACTGAAAGAGATTACATACATGCATACCGAGGGGTACTCGTCGTCGGCGCTAAAACATGGACCGTTCGCCTTACTGCATCCAGGGTTTCCTGTGATTCTGTTCGCACCCGATGATGCGCATTTCGCCAAGAACCAGAACGCGTTCCAGGAAATGGTGTCGCGCGGTGCAGAGGTCATTGTGATACGTAATGTCAATGCGGATATGGTTTCGGAATCGGGAGAAGAAGGGGAAGAGGGAGATACCTTGTCAGTATTTTCTGAATCTGTGCGTGAAATCATAGTGCCACGGAACCCGACGTTTCAGGCGATTATCAACATCATACCCGTACAGATTATGGCATATCGGTTGTCGGTGCATCGTGGTATCAATCCAGACACGCCGAAAAATCTGGCGAAGGTGGTGACGGTGGAGTAGTGGTGTAATTATCACATCGTTGTATGTATATCATACGATGTCATATCGGTGTCATTACTATACTATTATTTGCGAGCGACTCGTAATTTCCTTTTACGTGTGCGCGTGTTATTATTGTATCTACGTCTACATCTACATTTACTTTTACTCTTCTTTTTGTTCTTACGTTTGCACCCCTTATTACACTTCCGTGTTCGGTGACGCGTTGGTCGTCGTCTCCTCGTCCCCCCAAATCCTTTCAACCCCGTTTCAATGTCCGACTGCTCCACGTACTTGCCTAGAGCATTCTTATCCATATCGGATACGCCTTCCAGAGGAGAACATGAGTAATCGAACAAGTTGATCTGTACATCGTCTCCAAATAGATATTTCAATATATAGGCAAGTTGGCTTAGGCGCAGAAAAACCACCTTTCCGTCGTAGCGCACGTACGGATTGTAACGTTTATTCTTAATGAACTGTCTGCCCATATCATGGATAGACATGTTAGGGGTAGCAGGACGGAACTCTTCACTTGTAGTACTATGAAACACGTCGTCCATTGAAAACGGAATCATAGAAGAGATGCTTAGGTTCGCATACTGATTCATGTAGTCGTACATGTCTCGTATATGCGATACATTTAATAGATTGATGTCTTTATTGGGATGATGAGGTAATGGATACACTAACTCAAGAGCTCCAGATGGGTTGTTGTTCGGGCGTTGATGTACCGCGATGACAAAGATGCCCATATAATCTACAAAAAAACCATGCTCACGGAACATGCTATCAATCACAGACATGTCTTCCTGATCCGAATACATTTTATCGAAGGGGATGTGGTCGTACACGTTGCCTATGGATCCAGTAGAAGAGGCAGCAGTAGCAGCAGTAGCAGTAGTAGCAGTAGTAGCAGTAGATTGACCAAACGTCTGTTTCAGTTCTTCGTATTTCGGACGAGATGTATCAGCATATTCTCGCATGATATCACCCGTACTAGTGCCTGGTTCAAGGTTCTTGCGATATTTTCTCTTTAAAAAATCATGAGTCCTTGTGAGCAGGACCTCGGCTGCCGACACGCAACCGAACTTGGGACTCAATACATACATGCGTACATTGTCAAACATACTCGCAGTCGCTGCATCGATGTTCAGGCTGGTCGTTACTCCATGCGTGATGATGACCACTGTCACGACAAATGGTTGAACGGGAGTTGATTTAACATCATAGACATTCATTGTTAATAGGGTATTGGTTTATGGAGTGAGTTGTATAACCGTATTATGTCTAATACTACTTAGTACGGATATAAAAATAGGAATAAGTAGAACAGTTTAGAATGGAAATTATAACTGATTATGCACATTTTTCAGTTTGAATATGTTCTGGTGCTGTCATTACAATTGGTACAGTAGGGATTGTTGGCGCAACGCAATATTTCGTGAGAATAGCGCTTGGGATGAGAATGTCCGTATGCTTTTCTATCTTCTTATGGCACTTGCCGATGGTCACTTCACTAATATCGCTCACGCGCTTCACGTCGCGCTTGGTGATACTGAGACCACACAACTGGATAACGAAGTAGATGATGCCCGCCGCGATGGAGTGTGGAGTGTTTTCGGGCATAAGCTCCATGCGATCAATCTTGATGCTGACAAAATGGCACAGTCGTGATAGCTCGTTGCTCATGCTCAGTTTGCTGCAGTAGCGTTCGGTGAAATCACTAGGAGTGGTCTTGCTAAACACGGTCTTGTCGGTATTGTCCATGTCTTTTTCAATCACGTTGATGATCTGCTGCACATTCTTGCATCCCTTGGTAGCATTGGTGGCATCCAGGTGGAATATGCTTGCAATCTCCTTGGGTGTGCGTGGCATGTTGTTGATTCTACAGGATACGTATATGGACGCAGCCAAGATACCTTCCCTGTTCTCGCCACGGAATGTCTGGTAGTACTCGGAAATCTTCTTGTGGTACCGAATCGCGTCGTCAATGATCATCTTGGAGATGCCCGCGTTGTGTGCCATGGTGCTAATGAACTGGAACTCGTCATACTGTGACTTCTCTTTGTATGGCATGGATTGCCATTCGGTGTATCGTCTAATTTTACGCATCTCATATGTAGTGTTTCCACTGCATAGAATCTTGCATCCGAATGACGACTCAGGGAGATGCGGATTGATGGGCATACCACAACGAGTGGGATCGCCTCCCTGGTTGTCGTCCGCACCGTAATACCGCCACTCTGCACCCTGGTCGATGATGTCTTTGTAGATGATCCCGCACTTGTTGTTGGTGCATGTGGGAAACCCTTCTTCTGATATGGCGAGCGCAGATGCGCACTGGTCACAGTTCTCGCGGTTCCCACAATCGCGGTAGATACATTCTAGTCCTTTTGCGTTGGTATTGGTGCCACCGATCTCGCTATCAAACACGTCCCATAATTTGGCCTTCTCTGCCGCGGAAACTCCACCTTTTTGTCGTTTTACAGTCTTTTGTCGATACATTGTCTGCATCAGTTATCTTGGTGCAGGATAATTATTTGACGAGTTTAATTCAATTTTAGTTATAGAAGGTCGAGAAGCTGATAACCACATAAAAATATAACAGCACTGTACATACATACTACACCATTGTAGAATCAGAGCATATGGGAACTACAATGTCTACTCTGGAACGACCACCGATGGAAACATATGAACAATGTGGAGGCGGGTCGTCTAAGTCTACGTCTAAGTCTACGTCTAACAACTCTAGTTCAACTCCCAAGACTGCTGACGACCTCGACTTTATCGCGGCAGAGATCATTCTGTCAATGAATGCAGCATACTTAGAGATGTCTGTGCGTGGAGAAGATCCTAGTTCTAGAAAGAACTTGATCAATGAAGTGAAGCGCGTAATTGAACGCGAGTCTGCTGCAGCCAAAGAGACGCTCATTGCAGAGGAGACAGGGTCGTCGGAAGCGGCACGCGATGTGGTGGCGACGTTCTACTTGAACATCGCCAAGGTCTTGTCAGCCATCTCGCTCGCAATCGAACCCGAGAATGAGACGTATGGTCCGTCTGGTCCGACTGATCCAACAGGTGATACAGATATGACTACAATAACACCCATCCCACAATTCAAGACGTCACGTCTAAGCTTCTGTGGATCCCGCATTCGACGATTTGCTAAAGAAGAAGGAGAAGAAAGTAATGCTGATACAAAGGACACCAGTGACATTGTAGCCGAGATGAACACATTGGACGACTATTTTGGGATCCCTGAACTACAGGATATGTACTTCGATACCGACTACGACATGGAGACTGGCGCATTTTTAGGCATGACCCCCGAGACAAAAATAGTATTCGAACACGACCTGGCTCTGTTTTACAATATCTTTTCTGATGGCGAACCTGTTCCTGACAATATCAAACGCTTTGGGGATATACCATTGCGTGCACCAAACGCAAATACCTCCCCAGGCGTTAAACCGAGAACACGTCCCCTATTTATCTGCAGGGTGGTTGAAGGCGAAGAAGAGGGTGAAGAAGGCGACGTCAAATGTATGCCTATTTCCGATACCGATGAAAACATGGACAAACAACCCACTCAACCCATCACGCTAAAGGCAGAGCTCATAACGCGGTTCGCAGAGCACCTACAGTCAATGATCGGCAGTGTGACAATAAAGCGACGTATGCTTGTTGACATGGTTAACAAGATGTTCATATATGATACAATCAAAACAGGAACGGAGAGAGAAAGACGTCCACGCGTCCATCCCGACCTGACAGTGAAAGATCTGGCTACGATAACCGCTGACGCGCGGCGCATCATATCCGACATGTCACTGCTCTGCGAGATCGATAACAACACAGGAGACTACTTGTACAACGCGATACACGAACTACAGGTACTAGAGAGTGGGAAGAACCAGATTAAAGACATGGAAAAAATGCGTGATACCATATTGTATGGATAGCTAGCTGACTATTACACATTTAGCGTTTTTTCGCCATATCAAACAGTAAATGCTTGTCGTACACCATGCTTCCTTGCGGCTTGTAGTTATCAATGGGACGATATACAGTGGTGTCGCGCTTTTTCTGGAACACGCCCTGCTTCGGATTAAGAACCACGCTGGTCTTTGGCATAGTAGAAGAAGATGACGATGAGTACGACATGACCATTGGACCATTAATGGTGTTGGTAGGGGGTGCAGTAGAATAGGGGTCATGTGTGGATGCAGCTGCAGCTGCAGCTGCCTCTGCTTCAGATATAACCTTATTTCCATAATTATCGTACTCAATTCCAGTCTTGCTCTTTATCTCGCTAATGACGTAGTTGGGTACCCAATGCCCCCATGACATGAACAGTGTATTGGGATGTACGTACTTTACTCCGAACCCGTCAGATTTGAGTCTATCCATCACGTATGCAATGCAACCGCTCTGTTCGTATGCAGGAACACCCAACATGATCTCAGGGACGACGAACCAGCATAATTTTTCAGATTTCTTTTGTCGCGATGTCAATTGGATCTTTGAATGAATACGACGAAGTATTTTATTGAATATATTCAGTTGGACCATATCTCGCTCCCGCTTCTTCTCATACAAGTCGTCAATATTGATACTCGCTGCCACATCATCATCATACTGGTCTGAGTGTTTACTTATAGTGAAGATGTTCTCCATGTACTTCAGTCGCGGAAAAAATATATTAAACATAACGTGTGTGTATATCACATACACGCATGCCCATCAAACATTTAGTTCTCCCTGGCGGGGGCACAGCCGGGTTCTGTCTCGTTGGGGCTCTACAAAAACTACACGATGCGGGTGTATGGAATCTTGATGATATCAAGTCAATATACTCAGTATCGGCTGGGTCGTTAATCGCCGTTCTCATCGCGCTAAAGTTCAACTGGGACACAATCGTCGACTATCTTCTGAACCGTCCGTGGTCGAACGTGTACAAGGTGAACCTCACCAACATAATTGATATATTCTTAAAAAAAGGTTTCTATGATACTGATTTTTTTGTCACCTTTTTCAAGCCATTCTTTGACAGTAGAGACATTTCAATGAACATTACATTATCAGAACTGTACGAGATTACAGGAGTGGACGTTCATTTTTGCACGGTTGAGATGACATCACTTACCTTTATAGGCATTACACATGAAACGCACCCCGATCTTGAAGTACTAAAGGCGATTCAAATGTCCGCAGCATATCCATTAATCGTGTCTCCTGTGTTTAACGATGGAAAATACTACATTGATGGCGGGTTACTGTGCAACTATCCCATAGATATGTGTTTGAAAAAATATCCCAATAAAGATGAGGTGTTGGGGATGGGCAACTCCATACGCAGTTTTTCACAAGAGATTACATCAAACTCTTCTCTGTTCGAGTTCATTGAAGACCTGTTATTCAAAATGGTAATGAACCTATCCAATCGCATCCATAATAATGGTAATCCCGACGAGATTGACAACTACGTATCGATCCCGATCCCGAAAGTAACCATGACTAATATCCAAAACACATTCTCAGACAAGGAGTTGCGACGAAAACTTATAACGGACGGTGCAGAATGCGCTGCCACTTTTTTGGCTGCGCATGGGATCATTACAGAAGACGAACCAAAAGACGAACCAAAAGACGAACCAAAAGACGACAATATTTCGTCGGTATCTCAAGAGAATAAGGAAACCATAAAATATCCAACACAATTATCAGATGCGATGGTGTTCTGTTAGATTTAGGTAGTATGTGTGTAACATAACAACAATAATCATACTATATTGAAGTATAGATAGTATGATAGTTAGTTACAGAATCATTTGATTAGATGACCGTATTGATGAACTTCTCTAAAGTGGTCTTGTCGGGCTTGGCATCAAAATCAATAACCTGATCATCCTTTACCAACTTGATGGTGGGGTATCCTTCAATCTCATACTGTTTCGTCATCTTCTTTGTATCTTCCGACTCCTCAGAACAGTCAACCTCTGTAAATATTAGGTTGTAACCGTTTACGCTCTTACCTGAATACGACTTCTTCACCTCCTCCCAATGCGGTTTGGCTGATTTGCAGTGCGGGCACCAGTTTGCGAAAAAGAAGATAATCTCTGCATCACCTCCTCCCTCTCCTCCCTCAGGTGCATCTTCGCGCTGTATCTGAGTGAGAAGTTTAGGTCGCGAATAGACATATATTACGTATCCGATCACACCAAAAACGGCAATGGTGACCAACGCAATAGTGATGTTTCGCTGATTGTCCTTTAGAGATGACTGAATAGAGTCTAACATGGTACTGTACTATACTGTTCCAATTTATATTTTAGTATTCGAACGAACCATATCAATCATAAAAACGAGCATAAAGAGTACACCGTACATAATATAAGCCGAACACAACACACAGTTTATCATGCTTTATAGAAGTGCTACAACAGGAGAGCTCGTATCCATTCATCGTGCAGATTACGTTACTGATGCAGAATACCATAGACATATCATGGATGTGGTGACATCATCTGATAAGGTCAACATCAATATACAGGATAGTGTGAAATCATCGCCGTCTGCATTCTCTAGTCTGCGCGCCATCGCAAACATTGTTCCACTAAAGTAGAATTAGTTAGCTGACAATGATATATTTCACTTATTTTCTTTTTTGTCCATGTAATACACATACGTTACACGTACAAATCCCAACCAATCATGGTATCAAAAACCCGTAAACGTTCGTCGCATATGAAGAATGCGTTCGTCAAAAAGACAAAGACAAAAAGAAGAACGGCTAAAGCGATGTACACAAAACGCGAGTTCAATAGCGGTGACGGGATGCTCACTGCTGTATGGGGACCCAGTCTATGGCACTCCTTACATACAATCAGTTTTAACTATCCAGTTGAACCTAGTCGCGATGACAAGTCTCATTATAAAGATTTTATTATGAGTTTGCGTCATATATTGCCATGTAAATATTGCCGAATGAACTTGCACAACAATCTGAAGAGTCTCCCTTTAAAAATGAGTGACATGAAGAGTCGTGAGACGTTCTCGCGATACATATACAACCTACACGAACTAATCAACAAGATGCTTAAGAAGAAGTCGGGACTCACTTACGCCGACGTCCGAAACCGCTACGAACATTTCAGGGCGCGGTGTAACTCTGTACCGCCCACAGCAGTATGGAACAAGAAATCCATTAAGAAGAATGCGCGATCCACAATGAAACAATCAACGTTGCAGAAGGGAAAAAATGGCTCCAAGACGAGACGACGCAAGGGTGGCGATACTGCAGAGACTGGATGTACCGAACCTCTCTATGAAGGGAGCAAGTCAAAATGCATCATTAAGATCGTACCTCAAGAGACCGCAGGAAATACGTTTCAGATGGACAAAAAATGCAAGAAGAAAAAACTCGTACCTGGATAAACAGGTGGTAGATACACAAATTGAATGATACTCAGACCACACCCCATAACCCACACACCACAACCCACACACCACAACCCACTACAGTATAAGAAGTAGTAGTTGTCCAAAATGTCCGAAACTATTATACCCATATTGTTCTTCGTGTTCATCGTTCTGTCCATGGCGCATGCGATATTTACCCCATCTAATGGACGAGTTCATCCTAGATAGATAGGTATGTAATCACAATACGTATAACTCTATAAGAATTGAATGGGGTTTGATTAGACGACTGAAAGCATATATACACATATAAGAACTTATACATCATGACAACCACCGAAAGCATCATACCCCAACAGATAAATCCTATTGAACCGACAGAGTTCATCATCACACCCAAGTTCAAAAAATCTTTCAGCGAAATAGGACAGTACACGAAACTCCTCACCAGTGGCAAAATCGCTACCATCAGACACACCGTCGAGTGGAGATGGGGCGAGCTCACGATATACCTTACCGAAGAAGAGCGAGAAGAAATCCTTCACAAAGATCATATTTGCATGGAAGACTATCATACCGAGTTCATTAGCTCCACTGATGGATGCGACTGCTGGGGAGAACTGGTAGACGAAGAATCTTACACAAAAGAAGAGTTGCACGAAATAATCCATTCCGCATGCGATACAGAAGACGAAGAAAACCCGACACTGGACAACGACTGCAATGTAGATATCATGGAGGGTGAAGGAGGTTGGGACCTAGACGAGACATATTACCACATAGACAATGGTTGTGTCCTTGTCCCCGAGGGAGAAGATGAACCATCAGAAAAGGAGGAGCCCGTGGCGACTACCATATTTACATCTCTAGAGCAAGAGCAATTAGATACATAACTTACTTGGTTATTCTGTGATGATATATGATAACAATACAAATATTGTATTTTTATCATGGTCTATATATTCTATCGTAAAATCTTACATACCGAACGTGCTAAAATTACTCACTACGGGAACAGGAGAAAACTTGGTATTGTTTCTGTACTGGTTGTAGTTGGGAGCGGTGCCATTGTTAGAACCAGTGGAGGTAGAAATGTTGCTAGATGGTCCCCATACACCAGATCCAGCGCCTGCTGATCCAGGACCATATCCAGCGCCTGCTGATCCAGGACCATATCCAGAAATGGAAGAGTTCGTAGAGTAGTCAGGCACCTTTTTGCAAGTGAAGTCAGTCGACTCGGGACATCTCGCACATGACGGACAAGGAGGACACTTGCTGCTATCGCCTGTTTTGGACGGACAGATAGTAGGACATCGCGGGCACACGGGAGGAACGATCTGTGATTTAAGAATGTACAGATCTTCTTGTCCAGGAGGAATCATACGACCAGGGATACCGTTGGTGGGTAGGGCCTGGCGTGTCGATATCGTGTTGTTGGTTAGCGAAGTAATCAGATTATTGGTCGTGTCCCGCGACTCATCGATCGGAGTGATGTCATTCACTGTGTCGCCCACCAAGAACGACTTGCTATTGTTTCTATCGTAGGTGAATACGTTTGTGCTCGTATAGACCATATCGTATCCATTTACTTGACGCGTCTGGACGACATACTGTCCGTTCTTTGCGACGTACAATTTCGCAACATTCCCGTCCTTATCAACGAATCGGGTATTGGCAATACTTTGGGGGACGGCAGCACCCAACCCAGCACCAGTACCAGCACCAGAACCAGTACTAGTACCTGAGTCAGTTGCCTGTTCAACCGCCTTTGTTATCGGGTTCACGGTGGCACCACTGGGACTCGTTTCCATGGCATAAGTAACAGTTGATCCATTCTCATTGGTCACTGTAATACCGTACGTTTTGGTATCGTTATCACTATCGTCGTTTTCACCACCCACCATGGTCACGCGAGCGGTTGATTTGTCTGGACCATAGTAAACGGTAGGGATACTGTTCTTGGTAAAGTAGTTGTAGTTGTCCAACTGACTATCAGGAGTGGTCGTCTCTCCCATGTCGGCAGCAAAAGCAGTTGCATCAGTGGCAGAATCGGGTGGTTCGGGCTTGGGTTGTGGCTCGACCATTGGTGTGTCGCCATCATCACCCTCATATGCACCACCATCTGCGTACCCTTCGCGTCCGCATCTGGAACTAGAACCAGACTGTGCCATTGTATAGATCACGAATACCGCGAAGATACATCCGATTATCATTAATGTACGATGATTGTTGTTCATGATGTCGGACCGAGTATATATACTCTATACCAAGCAAAAAAAATCAGTAGATCATTAGATGATACGTAAATTGATTCATGGTAGACAGATGTAATATAAGACATAATCACAATACAATAATAATCATGCCACACACTCTATACACACAATACACCGACGACCCAGACTTGGTAGAGATCGGCGTCGACGAGGTCGGACGCGGTCCCCTATTTGGTCGCGTATATGTCGCAGCAGCGATTCTACCTAAATCAGGTGCTAGCACTAGTACAACTGTTGATACTGTAGATACATTACATACATCATTTGACCACACCCTCATGAAAGACAGTAAACGATTCACGTCACAAAAAAGATTGAGTGAGGCATACGACCACGTTCTAAACCACTGCATCGACTATGAGGTCAGCTATGAGAGCGAAACAACCGTAGACAATATCAATATCCTACAATCGACTCAACGGTCCATGCACACATGTGTTCAGGCTCTCATTGAACGAAACAATCTTGTACCAGAACACACCGTATTACTCATAGACGGAAACTATTTCAAACCACATACGCGGTTCGACAAAGAAACTGGAAAATGGGCATGCTACGATCACGTATGCGTAAAGGGTGGTGACAACATGTACACCTGTATCGCAGCCGCATCCATTGTAGCCAAGGTGGAAAGAGACAAGTACATCGCAGACCTGTGCGCCGCGCACCCCGACTTGGACGATAAATACTCTATCGCGTCCAACAAAGGATATGGTGCGAAAAAACATCTTGAGGGGATTCGGAGCCATGGTATCACGCAATGGCATCGGAAAACATTTGGGATATGCAAGGGATTTGTTTGAGTGTAGTACTATTTACACCCTTGAAGATTTAAAATGGGACAAAATATAATAAATAGATATAAATATTTGTTATTATATATAGTATCGCAATGGATAATGAAGAAAAAATAAAGGAAATGGAAGAACAGATTTCCAATTTAGAAACAGAACTACAAGCAACCAAAGAGCATCTCAAAAAATACACAGCACCAGCAAGTAGAAGAGAGTATTATGAACGAAATAAGGAAAAAGAGAAACAACGAGCAAAAGAATATCAACAGAAGACAAATTATAAAAGCGATTATAAACCTACCCCAGAGCAAAAGAAAGAATATAATAGACGTGAATATTTGAAAAGAAAAGAAAAACTCAAAAAGGAAAACGAAGAAAAACAGAATGACGATATTATTTAGGAACAATGTTTATTAACGAAATTACTTAAAAATAAAATGTTTAGTAAGTATATAGAATGGGGAAAAAGAAGAAGGAAACATTCCAAGAGTTCCGTTCTAATGAAAAAAGTGCTTACACTACCATCAAAACCACACTCAAATCTGTATTACATAACCATAAAGAAGT